TTAAGATTGTAAAATCTACAAAAGGTCAGTATGCAGATTATTCTACATCTAATTGGGGTCGTAGAGAACGTAGTTTAGATCAAGCAGAACGTGATGCAATTGCAACACATGGCTTGTTTAATCTAAATGACTTCTTACCAAAGAAACCAGATGCAGAAGCATTAAATGCTATCTTTGAAATGTTTGAAGCAAGTGTAGATGGTCAATTATATGATCCTGCACGTTTTGGTCAGTATTATCGTCCATATGGCGTTGATGCACCAACAACAGGCGCAACACCAGCACCAGCTCCTGCTCCAACACCAGTACCAACACCAGCACCAGCGGCTCCTGTAGCACCTGTAGCTGAAGCGGCACCGGCAGTTGTACAAGAGACGGTTGCGGCACCAACTGCAATTCCTGCACAAGAACCAGAAATGGCTACAGCAGGCGCACCAGCAAGTGATGCACCGAGTGCTCAAGACATTTTAGCAGCGATTAGAAATCGTAAGCAATAAGTAATATAAAACGAGTGGGGGTCCTTAGTGCCCTCACTTTAACTGAGGAGAAAAAACATTATGGCAAGACCATTTGACGTAAGTAAATTCCGTAAAAGTATTACAAAAAGTGTACCAGGTTTAAGTGTTGGATTCAACGACCCTGATACATGGATTAGTACAGGAAATTACACATTAAATAAATTAATTAGTGACGATTTCAATAAAGGAATTCCACTAGGTAAAGTAACAGTACTAGCCGGAGAATCCGGAGCAGGTAAAAGTTACATCGCCGCAGGTAACGTAGTTAAAGCGGCACAAGATCAAGGTATTTTTGTTATCCTTATTGATAGTGAAAACGCACTTGATGAAAAATGGCTACATGCATTGGATGTAGACACAGCACCAGAGAAACTACTTAAACTAAACATGTCAATGATTGATGATGTTGCTAGAACTATTAGTGACTTCATGAAAGACTACAAAGCAGAATATGCTGAAAAAGAATCGGACGAACGTCCTAAGGTATTATTTGTAGTTGATTCATTGGGTATGCTACTAACACCTACTGATGTAGATCAGTTTCAAAAGGGTGACATGAAAGGTGACATGGGTCGTAAGCCTAAAGCACTAACATCATTGGTACGTAATACAGTTAACATGTTTGGTGAATACAACGTAGGATTGCTAGCAACTAACCACACTTATGCATCGCAGGATATGTTTGATCCTGATGATAAAATATCAGGCGGACAAGGCTTTATATATGCATCAAGTATTGTTATTGCAATGCGTAAACTTAAACTAAAAGTTGATGCAGACGGCAATAAAACATCACAAGTATTTGGTATTAGAGCGGCTTGTAAAGTAATGAAAACAAGATACTCTAAGCCATTTGAAAGTGTGCAAGTAGAGATCCCATATGAAACAGGTATGAGCCCATACAGTGGCTTAACTGAATTCTTTGAAGCCAAAGGTTTGTTAAAGAAAAGTGGAAACAGTTTAGAATACATTAGCCCGGTAACAGGTGAAGTAATTAAAATGTTCCGTAAACCTTGGAATGCAAATAAGGACGGTGCATTAGACATTGTAATGAATGAATATAACAATGAAATTGCTGATGCGGCAGAAGAAGAAATGGGTAATACTGAAGAAACTATTACAACAACGGAGGCTATTAATGAATCTTGATGAAGGAGATTTTGAGTTTGTTTTTAATATATATGACGAAGCAACTGCTTTAATTAATGACAAAGATAAACCGGAGTTTGCAACAAAAGTAATTGCGGTTCTAGTTGATCATGGGTTTGAAATTAAACCAGCAGTAAAAGAGATTGCTGATCATTGCGACTTCCTTAGTGAAGCAATCGATGAGTATCTCGAACTAGAAGAAGAAGATGAAGGCTCTGTATTTGATGAGTATAACGAAGATGATGAGAGCTTAGATTACTAATGAGTATATGGTATCGTAAAGTAACAGCAAATCTTGGAGAGATAGTTTCGGCTATCTCTCACTTCGAAAAGCAAATTGATGAAGCAAGATTTGAATGCAGTATGAAAGGTAATCTCGAAAAGCAAAGTAGAGATATGCCAGGAATTGTTGAGCATAGATTTAATCAATTACAAGAAGTTGAAGCTATACTAGAATTTCTAAATACTGAAATGCGTAAATTACGATCAAAAACATTTCGCAAATTCTTAGAAAATTACAATAAAGCACTTAGTTCGCGTGATGCTGACAAATATGTAGACGGCGAATCAGAGGTAGTAGACCTGCAATACTTAATTAATGACTTTAGTTTAGTCAGAAATAGGTATATTGGTATAATTAAAGCATTAGAAGCTAAACAGTTTCAAATTAATAACGTAGTAAAACTTAGAGCGGCAGGACTAGAAGATATCTCACTTTAAGAGGTTGACAGGTAAGAAGTCTTGCTGTATACTGTAAGTATATTAATTAAATGGAGTAATGATCATGCCTAAACATAAAACACCTTGGCCAAGTATTACAGTCGTTGATGTTATGGCCGCGGCTATTCAAGTTCACGAATCACAGGGTTTTATTCGTAGTGGACAAGGATACATAGATCATGAAGATCCCGAAAACCCAGTCACAATAGAAGATAATAAGACAAAAATTGTTGATATTATTGAAGATCCAAAAATGCTATTTACGCAGGATCAGTATGAAAAAGCCAATGAATTAATCAATACTATTAATGGTAAACTTATGATTAAGAAAATGACTAATAACCTTAATAGTTTTGAGGCTAATGTCGTTAGTTCGTTATCAGAAGCTAATGTTAACAAGTTTACTGTTAGTATTATAGCTAGTTTACCACATAGTGTAAGTATTGATAAAAAACGTGAAGAAGTCTCAGATAAGCTATTGTCGTTAAAACACAGTAGTCAGTATTTTGGAGATAGAGGTAAACGTTACGATATGTCAGTAGAAGTAATGGATGTTAAATTCATACAAACTAGCAATATTTACATGATTACTACTGTATATGCTAAAAAAGACTTAATTAAGTTTTGGTGGCGAGATCAACCCGATATTAGTAACGTTATTAATGGTAAAACTATCAAAATTAGAGCTACTGTTAACAAACATGAGCTATCAAAGTACACAAATGCTAAAGAAACCATGGTTAACCGGGTTAAAATCCTTGCAATTTAGGGGTTAATTAACGGTTGACATATAGCAAAACTCATATATATTATACTTAATAATAACTAATAACAATAATAAAAAAAGGAGTTATATTATGAGAAAAGCAAAAGCAGTAGGAACTAAGTTCTTTAAAGAAGGAACACAAAATCAACAAATCCTAGCTAAATTTTGGGGAACTGGTAAAGTATTTACTATGGATGTTCTAAGAGATAAATTAGACATCGCATCTCCAGGTGCAAGACTTTCAGAATTAAGAGCTGAAGGTTTTAACATCAAAGCTACAGCAATTGAATCTGGTATGCAAGGCAGACCAGCAGTAGAGTACACAATTGCTAAAAAAAGAGTAGCGGCGTAGTTAGCACAAAATATACATTATTGGGCCCTTTTCTTATAGGGCCCAATTCTATGAATAAACAAACCAAAAAAAGATTAAAAAAGTTGAAATATATAGGTTGACAAGCAAGATGTCTTACTGTATACTGTAAGTATAGTTAATAAAAAACAGGAGTTATAAATGGCTAATATGCAACTAAAGCAATCTCGTAAAAACACAAAAGGCGAGACTATCATTGAAGTTCTTCCTAACAATGTGAAGGACAATCCAAAAGAAACAGATGAGATGATTATAGAACGTATGCGTGAACGTTTTAACATCTTAGACGATATGACACAAGCATCAATTGATGGTGTTGTACGTGGTATGGTTGTAACAGGCCCTCCAGGTGTTGGTAAGTCATATGGTGTTGAACAAGTACTAGAAAAGAATAACTTGTTTGATGCAATTGCAGGTAACAAGCTACGTTATGAGGTTATCAAAGGTGCTTCAAGTGCAATTGGTTTGTACAAAGTACTTTACAATAACGCAGATAAGAATAGTGTTCTTGTGTTAGACGATTGTGATACAGTATTGTATGATGAGACAAGTCTTAACTTGCTTAAAGCGGCACTTGATTCTTGTAAGAAACGTAAACTAAGTTGGAATACAGATAGTGCATTGCTAAGACGTGAAGGAATTCCAGATACTTTCGAATTCCAAGGTAGTGTTATCTTTATTACTAACCTTAAATTTGATAATGTACGTGGTAAGATTAAAGATCACTTAGCGGCTATTATGTCACGTTGTCACTACTTAGATCTTACAATGGATACAATGCGTGAAAAAGTATTACGTTGTAAGCAGATTGTTGCAGATGGTATGCTTAATGAGTATCAGTTTACAGCAGAAGAACAAGATGACTTAATGGGCTTCATGTTTGATAACAAAGAAAAGATGCGTGAGATTAGTTTGCGTATGGTTACTAAACTTGCAGATCTTAAAAAGAGTTTTGGTGAAGACAAGTGGAAACGTACTGCAGAAGTTACATGTATGCGTAGAGCATAAAAATAAATTTTAGAAAAAGCCCTTCGGGGCTTTTTTTATGACATAAATATTAATATGGAATTTTTATTAAAAGCAATAATTGGCGGACTAGTGATAGCAGGTGTTGTTACAGCCGCAGAACGAGGCAACCCTACAATGGGTGCTTTAATATTAGGTATACCAGCGGCATCGCTTGTTAGTATTACCTTTATGCATTACAGTGGAGTACAACCAGATGTATTCTCACAACTAGCAAAAGAAACAATTTATTTTGTTATGGTCAGTTTAATATTCTTTCCAATTTTTGCGTATATGGTTTTGCATTATAGCTTCTGGCTATCTATGACACTATCATTGACAATCACACTACTTGCCATTTATGGCCTTCTAAAATACTTATCATAAAAGTCATGTATAACTTGACTTTTTGGCTAAGTTCATGTATTATACTATTATGAAATGTAAAATTGTTTTAAAAGATGAAGTTAACTGTAAGATAGAAGGTCTTGATGTTAACACCCGCCGTAAATGTGAGAAGGAACTAAAGTTCTTTTTACCATATGCATATCATGTGCCAGCATATAAATTAGGTAGATGGGATGGATGCCAAAGCTACTTTACAGTAGGTGGTGTTACATATATTAATTTACTTGATAGAGTACTTCCAACTATTATGGATAATGGATATCAAATTGATATAGATGATTTGAGAAAAAAGTTTGATTTTAAATTTCCAACTGTTGACGAAACTACATTTCAACATAAAGTATGGCCAGAAAAACATCAAATGGCGGGAGAGCCTATTATACTTCGTGACTATCAAATTGAGATTGTAAACAAGTATTTAGAGACTCCACATTGTTTACAGGAAATTGCAACTGGTGCAGGTAAAACATTAGTAACAGCGGCATTAAGCGAACGTGTAGAACAGTATGGAAGGTCAATAGTTATTGTTCCAAATAAAGATTTAGTTAGACAAACTGCTGACGATTATGCTAACTTAGGATTAGACGTTGGAGTTTATTTTGGCGACAAAAAAGAATTAGGAAAAACTCATACTATTTGTACATGGCAGAGTTTGAATAGTATTAAGAAAAGATTTAGAGAAGGTGAATCAGATTTAAGTTTAGCAGACTTTGCTGAAGACGTTGTGTGTGTAATAGTAGACGAAGTACACCAAGCAAAAGCAGATGTGTTAAAAGAGTTATTAACAAAAGAATTTGCACACATTCCATTACGTTGGGGTTTGACAGGTACTATTCCTAAAGCAGATCATGAGAAGGTTAGTTTACAAGCGTGTTTAGGAGATGTAACTAATAAACTTAGTGCAAGTGAACTACAAGGCATGGATGTACTTAGTCAGTGTCATGTTAATGTTGTACAAATGAAAGAGTTTGCAGAATATAATAATTATCAAAGCGAGTTAAGTTATCTTACTACAGATAAAGCTCGAATGGAATATGTAAGTGGATTAATTGAAAAAATATCTGCTTCTGGTAATACTCTTGTATTAGTAGATAGAATTAAAGCAGGCGGATTGATTTGTGATAATCTACCACAGGCTAACTTTGTTAGCGGAGAAATGAAGTCAACAGATCGTAAAGATCAATATGATAATATCAATGAAGGAACTAATCAAATTGTAGTAGCAACTTATGGAGTTGCGGCAGTAGGTATTAACATTCCACGTATTTTTAATCTGGTACTAATAGAACCTGGAAAGAGTTTTGTTAGGGTCATTCAAAGTATTGGTCGTGGAATACGTAAAGCAGAAGATAAAGATAATGTTCAAATATGGGATATTACCAGTACAGCAAAATTTAGTAAAAAACACTTAACAGAGCGTAAGAAGTTTTATAAAGAGGCAAACTATCCATTCAGCATTGAAAAAGTTGATTGGCAATAAGGAAAAATAATGAAAATATTAACAGTTGAAAACGAAACGTATGAACTAGATGACATACCAGACACTATAGATGATTTAAGATACAGTATACTAGATTATAGTAATCCAGGGTTTATTGATTACTACTTTATCCCATTGGTATTTTTAGAAAGTTTTTATGCACCAGCCGCAGTATTAAAAATAGGTGAATACCAAATTACTATGCCATTAGATTGGAGTGTTGTAATTTGTGATCCAAGTGTAGGAGATCCAGAAGTATTAAGTTTAATGAGTTTAAATGACAGAGGCTTTAGTGTATTTGCATTTAATCCAGTAACTGGTTTTACACCTAAGTTTTTAGATATTCAAATCACTAACATTTATACTGATGTTAAATGGTATGCTCCTAAACTTAAATTTGGTCATCTATTAAATGTACCACTACATGATGGGCCAAATGCACCATGTGTACTATTTGTAAAAGAATCAAACAAGTTACCTGAGGTACTTGACATTAGTGAGCTTTGGTAGTACAATGAAGACTAGGATACATGTTAATCAACATATAATTAAACGTAATGCTAAGTCTGGTGACAGAGAGCCTGTGTTGACATGTAAAACATCTAAAAGCAATGACTATGCACATGAGGTACATATTAAAGGTGATAGTAAGGTTGTTTACAGTCCAGATAAACCATTACCATGTGGTGCAAAAGTTTGGATAGAAACTGAAGGGGAAGTAATAATTGTCAAATAAACTAAACATCAAAGAAGAGATGAGATCTATTGATACTAAAGATAGAGCTTGGTATGATAGTTTAACCGATGAAGAAAAGAACAAACTTGGCTTATGGCTACTTATGCGTTACACTAGTAGTTGTGGAGATAAGATGTTTGCAGAGCATTACTTAGAATGGACTAATGAAGTAGTTAATGTACACTTTAACAAGTTACGTAAACATCCACAATTGCAGTATCAACTGATGCAATTAGTTGGATTAGGTAAGACTACATTTCATCCATGGCTTGCTCCTGGAAAATCAATGAAGAAAAATAAGATTCAAAAATGGGTAGTTGAAAACTATAACCATTTAAATGATGATGAGGTAGAAATATTTATTAGCACAAAAACAAAAGATGATTGGAAAGATCTTTTTGAGGAGTATGGGCTAGATAAAAAACAAATAAAAGAATTATTAAAATGACGTTTACGGCTTTAGATCTAAACATAACAGATGAAGACAGAAAAGCCATGTATAACGAAGTAATGTCCGTTGACGATAGTTATTGGCACTACAACGAATTTCGTGGATGCAAAATGTTACCTGTATTTAATGCAGGCGGCCAACTTGGTGGAAATGCAGAAGGCAAGAATACAAGACATGGTGATTTTGCATACACTGAACCAGCACAGAAGTGGACATTTACACAAAAACTTTTAGAAGAAAAAGTATTCCCATGGATGGAACCACTTGGCAGAGTTACTATATTAAGAACACCTGCAGGCTATGGATTAAATGTACATTTAGATAGCAAGGTTGACGAAATAGGTACACTACAACATAAATTTAGAATTGTATTAAACGGTGATGTTGATAAATTATATTTTATAGATAAAAAACATAACAAAGTCTATATTCCACAAAATTATACTACGTATGTACTAGATGGTAGTCATCCACATGCACTTGAACCTGGTACAGAAGAAAAAGTTACATTGTGTATAGGAGCACCATGGACTGGACAACCAACAGAAAAATATATTGACTTGGTTAACAACTCGTTGTATAATATGAAAGTTAGTAGACCAGACAATTTAAAAGAAAATTGGACTGATCCTTTCTGGAAAATGGAAACTGTTAATGTATAAATGTAATTACTGTAATAAAACATTCAAAAAAGAAAGTACACTAGCGGTACATATGTGTGAACAAAAACGTAGGTTCATGCAAAAAAGTGAACAACATGTTCAGCTCGGATTTAGAGCATTTCAATTATTTTACAAGATAGGAACAAATTCAAAAAATGAAAAAAGCTACGAAGATTTTGCAAAGAGTCAATACTACATTGGCTTCTGTAAGTTTGGCTATTATTGCCGCGACATTGGTATCGATGATGTACCGGCTTATGCAACTTGGTTAGTAAGAAATCAAGTAAGACTTGATCACTGGTGTAAGGACAAGCAATTTACACTATGGATGAAAGAACGTTTAAGAACTGAGTCAGTAGACAGAGCAGTAGAACGTACTATTTTATTTTTACAAACATGGGCAAAAGAAAACAACACAACATATAATAATTATTTTGAGATAGTATCACCTAACTTAGCAGTATTTCATATTTGTAGTGGAAAGATTTCGCCTTGGGTACTATTTAATAGTATGGCAGCACAAGGATTAATCGATAGATTTAATCCTGAACAAATTAAAATGGTTACTGATTATTTAGAAATAGATTATTGGGAACGTGCAATGAAAGTAAATCCACAAGACACTAAATGGGTAAAAGAAATAATGGAGCAAGCAACTATATGATATTGTCAATACTTTACATATTAGCATGTTTTGCATTACCAGTATATATGTTGTATAAAATGAATAAGGAGAAACCAGATGATCGTTAATACTGATATTGACATTGATGTAGCAAATAGAGACAAGCTACTTAAAATTATTAATGGAATACCAGCAATGATTGCACGTGATAACAAACAAGTTAAGCACAACACTGGCGTATACTTTCATGACATTCCTAGCAACCCGTTTACAGGCATGGCTACAATTGATCATAAAGAAGCCGAAAGCATGGGTTACTTTAAGATTGATATACTTAATGTTGGCTTATATAAAAAGATAGAATCTAAAAAACAATTAGATGATTTACTAGCAATGAAACCAATGTGGGAGTTGTTAGAACATAAAGAAGTAGTAGAGCAATGTTTTCATATTCATAAACACTTTGCTATTGTTGGACAAATGAAACCAAAAAGTGTTGAACAAATGGCGGCTGTTTTGGCTATCATTAGACCAGCCAAAAGATATTTAATTGGTAAAGATTGGAATACCATTAATTCGGAAGTATGGGTTAAGCCTACAAATGGCGAATATTATTTCAAAAAAGCACATGCCCATGCGTATGCAATGGCTATTGTATTACAATTAAATATGCTTGCTACTGGTTTTTCTTTACAAGATTAATACTTCTACGTTTGATACGTTTAGTAATGCTATTACTTAATCTTACTTCCGGTCCTGCAATTACGTCCATCTGTTTAACATTAAAACTTTGTACACAATATTGGAAATTCCATCTATTAAGCAATGCAATATTAATAGGTAACTTTCTATTAGTTTCCCACCACCATTCTTCGCCAAGTTCTAAGAACTTTGCTTTTTCGGTAGTTTCGTTTAATCGATCGTAGACATACATGCTCGCAACATGGTTATCTATATTTTGGATTATACCTAGATACTCGTTGCCAGCATACTCTACCACGGTAAGGAACGGATATTCGTCCAAGAGTCTCTGATGTTTTGTTTGCATTACTTCTATTTATGCTTTCAAAATCTGGTACTATTTGATAAATACAATACAGGAGTCTAACACATGTCAAATTACGGAACAACATATAATATAAACCAAACAGGCGAATTATACGCATTAGAAGACCACGGTTCAGCACCAGGACTAGGAAAGTATGCAAGTGCAAAAGGCACCGCAGTTAATAGTCCAGTTAATTATAGATTCTTAAAATTATTCCGTGGCTTTGATAATGAGTTTTTCTTTTTTGTAAAGAATCAAGATAGAAAACCTATTATGTTACATGGTACTACAATGCAAGTATCGTTAATTGATAGAAGCGACAGATCAACTGTAATAAGTAAAAAAGCAATTATAACTGATTACGATGCAGGATCTGTAAAAGTAGTAATAACAAGTGGTGAGAGTGGATTATTTTCACAAGGGTTATACGACCTAGTGTTTAGTTACACAACTGACCAAGGTTTAGTAGTTCCTATGTATTGTGATTTGAATATGAGACCCAACTATACAGTTGAATGTTCAGAAGAAGGCGATGCATTACCACTTACTACACAGATCAATGATTCATTTACTACACAAATAATCAACACTGATACATACTATTTTAGTAGTGCATTACGTGCAACTGGTTACTATAATAAGCCAAACGGACTTATTACTATTGCTGTTTATGGAACAGGATATACTGGTAATTTTTGGGTACAAGGTGCATTAAGTGAAAACCCACTAGAAAGCGACTGGTTTGATATTACTTTAGGTACATATACACAACCATTCTATCCATATAACGGACATACTGGAATAGATCCGTGGACATTCCGTACAAATGTTAAATATATTAGAACAAAACACACTCAACCGACAGGAACACTTGACAAAGTTATAGTTAGAGTGTAATATATACACATGGCTTTAATGAATACATACGTGAGAACTCTGGTTCCGGTTAACTGGCGGTCTAGTCCTAGTGGCTGGATTAGTGGTAACTGTCCGATGTGTGTACGCAATGGACAAGCAAGACCAGATAAGAAAGGCAGAGGCGGTTTCTTATTTGATGATGATAAGTTTCAATATAATTGTTTTAATTGTAATTATAAAACAGGCTGGAGTCCACAAAGCAAAATTACTGTAAGATTAAAAAATCTACTAGTTACACTTGGTGCTGATGAAAGCGATATACAACGTATACAGTTAGAATTATTACGTGAACAAGATGTAGAAACGTTATTAATAAAAACAGAAAAACGTAAAAATTTAGTTATTGATTGGGATGAGAAAAAACTCCCAGATGACGCAAAACCTTTTATGGACTTTACAGAGCCAGATGCAGATTGGACAGAAGCAGTAGCATACTTAACAGATCGTGGATTTGATGTAACTGATTCTAGATTTATGTGGAGCCCAAGTAAACAACATGGAAGAGTAAACAAAAGATTTATATTACCATTTACATATAAAGGTAAGGTAGTTGGCTATACAGCAAGATGGGCAGGAAATACTATTCCTAACGGAATGCCTAAATATTATAATCAACAACCAAAGAAAGACTTTGTATATGGATTAGATAAACAAACTAGTGATAAGCAATTTGTTATTGTAACTGAAGGGCAACTTGATGCTATAGTTACAGACGGGTGTGCAATTGGTAGTAATAATATAAATGATGAACAAGCAGATATACTACATAGTTTAGAAAAACAAATTATAGTATTACCTGATGCAGACGAAGCTGGTAAACTAATGTGTAAATCAGCTATAAAGAACGGTTGGATGGTAGCATTTCCCGAGTGGAATGACTGTAAAGATGCAAGTGATGCCTTGACAAAATACGGAAGATTGTATACAATAACAAGTATAATAGATAGTGCTGAAAAGAATCCAACTAAAATTGAACTATTAATGAGAAAGTATTGTAAATGACAGAACAAGCAAAAGAATATAATATAGATCTACAACGATTATTTGTAGAATTTTTAGCACAAGATAAAGATCTGTTTGCTAGAATAAATGGCATTTTAGATCCTGAATACTTTGATAGAGAATTACGCAAGGGTGTAGAATTTATAAAAGAACATGCAGTAGGATATAGTGCATTACCTACACGTGAACAAATCTTAGCAACAACTGGGCTTGAATTACAAGAATTAAAAGATGTCGATGATAGACATAAAAAATGGTTTATAGATGAGTTTGAAGTATTCTGTAGACACAAAGCATTAGAATCGGCAATTTTAAAAAGTGCAGATTTATTAGAAAAAGGTGATTACGGGCCAGTAGAACGTATGGTAAAAGAAGCAGTACAAGTTGGACTTGCTAAACATATGGGAACAGACTATTGGGAATCACCAGCAGAACGTATTGAACGTGTTCGTAATCAACGAGGCGGTACAAGTACAGGCTGGGCAGAAGTTGATAAGAAACTATATGGTGGATTTAATAGAGGTGAATTGAATATATTTGCTGCACCATCTGGTGGTGGTAAAAGTTTATTCTTACAAAACTTAGGATTAAATTGGGCACTAGCAGGATTAAACGTTGTATACGTTAGTTTAGAACTTAGTGAAGAATTATGTAGTATGCGATTAGATAGTATGTTAACAGGCATGAATACACGTGATGTATTTAAAAATGCAGATGATGTAGATTTAAAAGTACGTATGCAAGGTAAAAATGCAGGTAAACTACAAATTGTACAATTACCTAACGGTATTACAATTAATGCTATTACTAGCTATTTGCGTGAATATGAAGTTAAGAATGATATTAAAATTGATGCAATTTGTATTGATTATTTAGACTTAATGATGCCAGCACAAAGTAAAGTTAATCCAAGTGATTTGTTTATTAAAGATAAGTTTGTATCTGAAGAATTACGTAATTTTGCAGTAGAGCATGATATACTATTTGCAACAGCATCTCAGTTAAACAGAGCGGCAGTAGAAGAAGTAGAGTTTGATCACTCTCATATTGCTGGTGGTTTAAGTAAGATTCAGACAGCTGATAATGTAATTGGTATCTTTACAAGTCAAGCTATGCGTGAACGTGGACGTTATCAAATTCAGTTTATGAAAACACGTAGTAGTAGTGGTGTAGGGCAAAAAGTAGACTTAAAGTTTGATATTGCAGGATTACGTATTGAAGACTTGGATGAAGATGACGCAGGATCTACAATGAACCAACCTAGTGCTATGTTTGAGAAGATTAAAGCACAAAACAAAACAACACACCAAGAAAAGAATATTGCTGAAAATAGTGTGGTAGAAAACACTATAACAGGGCATGATAAACTTCGCAGTATGCTCAAAAGAAGTAATAGTTAGATAAATACTACAAAGTAAACTTATTACGGAGAACAAACATGAAAAAACGTACTCGAAGTCTATTAGAAGAAATTAACTCGCTTGCTCCTCGCAAGGACAAGACCAGTATTCTGGAGAGCAAAGGTAATAATGCGATAAGTAGTATTATTAACATTCTTGAGATGATTGACTCTAACTATGACGAAGAGACTGCACAAGATCTTACTAAACGTATTATGTTAAGTATTAAAAATAGAGATGCAGAGCGTTTTAATCGTGGAGTTAAGAAAATTAGAGGCCCTAGATGAAAATAACAGATATTGTAGGAAGCAAAAAACGTAAACCTAGAAATTCCAGATTACATAGATTAATTGGAAAGGATTTGTTTCAACCTGAAGCTAAAAAACTAAGTGAAGATGCACGTATACAGCACTTAGAAGATTTAATTCTATGGGATGCGTCAACAGGTGCAAGAAAAGCAATTGCTACACTACATCAAGTAGAACAACAACCAAACACAGTTACTATTAAATGGGATGGGTCTCCAGCAGTTATATTTGGTCGTAATGAAAAAGGTGAGTTTATATTAACAGATAAAAGTGGATTTACTGCTAAAGGTTATGATGGTAAACCAACTAGTGCTGAAGGCTTAGAAAAAATGTTATTTAATCGTCCTGGCGCAAGTAATGCTGATGCTACTAAAGCAGCAAACTATAAAGCATTTGCAGGTAAAATGAGAAGCATCTGGGATAAAGTAGAAGCAACAGTACCGAGTGATTTTAGAGGTTATGTAATGGGCGATTTACTATGGTTTACAACACCAGATGTAAAAGAAAACAAATACACATTCACTCCTAATACAACAACATATCAAGTTAAAATAGATAGCGAAGTTGGAAAGAAAATAGCAAGCAGTGATGTAGGTGTTGTAGTACACATGTCAATTGGACTTGACGGTGAAAAGAGTAAAGTTGATATGTCACAATTCCAAGGTGGACCAACATACATAATGCCACCTGTAATGGTACAAAAATCACCAGGTGTAGATATTCCAGCAGTTGACGACTTAGAAAATTATTTAGATAAAAATGCACAAGCAATAGATAAATTGTTTGCAGTACCAGCAGAATTAAAAATGGCAGACTTTGGTAAGATACTTTATGCTTATATTAATAATAGTGTAAAAACAGGTAACTTAGATAATCTAGGAAGTACATTTCAAGAATATGTTGAAGGAAGTAAATTATCAAAACCAAAACAAGCACGTCTTATGGAATACATAAATAGTAACATAGATGGGTTTAATGCAACTTTTAATTTTATTAAAGGAATTAAAAAAGTTAAAAATACAGTCATCCAAACCTTAGACGCACAAGACGCAGATGTAGAAGCATATACAAATGGACAACGTGGCGGAGAAGGTTATGTAGTTGACAAAGATGTTAAACTTGTTAATAGAGCAGGCTTTACGGCTGCGAACATGGCAAGGAATAATTAAATGTACAGTAAAGAATGTAAACTACATTTACAAAATGCAAACATGACACGTTGGCAACATTTTAAACATGCAATAAGTATTGCATGGAGTTTAAAAAAAGCATCAATGGCAGTATTTGTACATGCCTTTGCTCCACGTTATTTTAAAACTTATGCAAGTGAAACGTGTGAATTAATAGCAATGGAGAAAAAACAATGACTAAGAAATATACATTGCAACAATATGCGGCTATGGAAGGTGGACATACAATGAATGATACTACTGAACAATATTCATTTTTAAACACATTAGGCGAAGCCCGTATGTTTAAATCAAAACACCAAATTAGCAAAGAAGGTGCTAGAACTGTTACAGATCATTTTTTCGTAAGTATGTTAAGTTTATATGCTATGTCAAATGATTACAAGTACGCACCAGTTGCAAAAAATTATGCAAAAAATACAAACAGATTTGGAAATTATAATAGACCAAGTCCAAGTGGAACAGATATGTATCAGTCATTACATACAATTTTAAAACCAGAAGGATTAATAAATTCAGAAGCTGATAAATTACTTTTAAATAAAGTAAATCTTGATCAGCGTAAAATTAGAATGTTTATGAAGCAAATTGAAACTGGTAAAGTTAACCCAGGACAAGCACAAGCGTTTTTCTATAAATTAGAAAAGGATCTAGCAATACAAGATCCTAAACTAAGAGCGGCAAGACGTTTAGTAGGTGATTGGACTAATTTAACAACTAATCAGCAACAACTAGCGGCAACACAAATTAATAAACATTTTAGACTAAATGCTAGACGCAGCGACTTGTTTCCTATCTTTTCCAAATATTCATCAGAATCAGGATTAGAAATTAATGACAAAGAAAAGCAAGGTATAGGGAAACGTATTGCACGTGGTGCAGCAGCGTTTGCAGCAGGTTATACTGCTGGTAAACTTACAGGCATGTAATAATGGGTGTAAGTAGACCGAACGAAGTTTTAACAGGGTCGACTGATTTCTATACAGTTTATACTTTAATAGATATTACAGACTCGGGCGTAGTTAGTCCTAAATCGGATGCAAAAGGATATTATCAAGCCCAAAATTTGAATACGTTTATACAAAGTGTAAGTTTACGTTCTCAACCAGTACTAAGTTCAGTTGAGTTTTTAGATGCACAAAATTTAGACGATTATGACTTTGGTTCAGACTTTTCCGGAATACAGGATGTTTGGATATTAAAGTTTGCTAGTGAAACAGCAGACGCATGGAAATATAAAGAAAACAACACTTATATGTTGGTAAAGGATTTTGATAAAATGCCAGTTCATACAATACTTGATGAAACGGCTAATATTAACCCTGAGATAGTAGATACTAGTACAGTAAGCAAAAACACGTACTTTAACTATCGCCAAAACATATAAATACATATGTACAACGAATGTATATAATTAAATCAGCTCTATAAGACGCTGCTAAAGATTGCGAGAGCAAAATATGGCAATGAACCAGTCAAGACTTGAGCGTGAAAATCTAGAAGCACATGTAGATTTATGTGCAGAGAGATATCGCGTGTTAGAAGAAAAATTAAATAGACTAGAGTCTAAAGTAGACTCTTTGACAGAAACAATGGGCAAGATGGCAGAAAAACAAACTGCTTCAACCTTATCTAGTAATAAACTAGTTATTGGTGCTGCCGCTACGGTTATTGCAGGATTGCTTTCTACTGTAGTATTACTACTACTAAATTTACAAACAGTAACACCACTGGTAGGTGGATAGTAAATGTTACTGAACGAGGCATATAATACAGTTGTTACAGAAGCAAAAGTAGTTTTTGCTAAACGTGGCAAATCAGTAACGAGAAAGTTTCGTTGCACTGTAGGTCCACGTAAAGGAAGGGTTGTTGCAAATCCTAGTCAATGTGCAGCCCCAATAAATCTTAAGAAGAGATTTATTTTAAAAAGAACAAAAGCCGCCAAAGGTGCTAGGATGAATAAAAAGGCGCAAAGAACAAAAAGACTTAGCCCAGCTAGTCGTATTGTTGCAAGGTTAAATAAGGCAAGAGGATGAATATTTTAAATAACAGTACTATTGATACAGTAATAGATTTTGCAAACGTAAAATTTGGAATGGAACTAACAAAGGAACAAGTTGTTAGTCAACTAAAAGGTTTATCTTTTTCACAAACTTTAAAACTATTAAGCACAATGAAAAGCGATGACGGCGATGGGTTTTCAGAAATTATAGATTTAAGTGCAGTTTCAGAAGCATATGGAACAACACAAACAGCCCAACCAAGTAGAGCAACAATTAGATCACAAGGATCAGGTGTAGACCAAAGACGTGCAACTATTTCTAATCAAGATGCAAATAGAGATTCTAGAGGCAGTCAGAGATACACAGCAGGTTCTAGGAAAGTACCAACAGGAGATCCTGGACCAAGAACTAGCAGTAAATCAGATCCAGATGATGATCAAAGAAATCAAAACGCACAAGGTATTGCAAATAACAGTAACCAGTCAGCGTATAACGCACAAGAAATTGAACGCCTAAAAAAGGCAGCCGGGATAGCATAATGAAAAGCATTGAAACTCCAGGCGGAATCCCAACATTTTTATCACTTCACGAAAGCGAGATGTACGAAAATTTATTAGAACGTACATGCAAAGAAGATTTATCTGAACGTGAGTGTTACCTAATTCAAAGCCTAGTTAACAAAAATATTGTTAAGAAAATAGTGGAGAATAACAAAGTATATTTTGAACGAATGAAAGGGAGCCTATAATGCCAACACCAGAAACACAAGGAATGATGGATATCATTAACAAACTTAATGAAGCCGCAAATCAAGAACCAACAGCACATCAAAAATTAAAATCACAAAGAAATACACCAACGCCAAACGTTATTGCAGGAGTAAGCAAAGACGCACAAGGCATGCTAGAAATATTACAAAAACTTGACGAAGCTACACATAAAGCTACTGAAGAAGTTATTCAAGAATCACATAATGATATTACATTATCAGCAGTGACTAAAAAAGGTAATAGTGTTACAGTAGGTGATTATGAAGTTGTATTAGAAAAAGCTACTCTTATTCCTGGTATGACAAAAACGTTCTATAATATTAAAGAAGGTGACGAAATTATATACAATCAAATAGCACTGTTCGAGACAGCGATGGGTATTGTAAAAGGTTTATTATTTGAAAAAGACAGTAAGGTTGAAAGATTATTGGATTTAGATAACAGATATTCTAGTGCTTTAGCAGAAGCAGCCACGTTTAAAATGAAGGCAAAAACGCTAACAGAGTCAAGTAAGATAGATATTGCTATGGCAAAACAAGGATCTGCACTGCAAAAGATGAAAAGTATCAAAAATCAAATCAAAAGTAGCCTTTAAGCATAAATACAATATAATATAAAAAACCTAGTGGGGTATTGAACATGGAATTAAAACAATTACAAGTGAACAAACTAACCAAGTTAGATAGTGTTCTAAAAGAAGTATTCGGTATGCAGTTTGACTTTGGTGCAGGTAATGCAAAACTAACCAAAGTAAAAACAGTTACTGAAAAGAAAATCAACGCATTACGTGAAAACGGCGTTGAGGTTAACGATAAACAATATCAGAAGTTATTGTTAGTATTAGAAGGTATAAACACAGTTATGGAAAAGAATCCAGTAATGGAAGGCGAACTTGATCAAGCTGAAGTACTTCTAGCGGCAAAGCAAATGGCAGACGATCTACAAAAAATGGCTGAAAATTTAGCTAGCATGCAAGTAGAAGAATTAATGAGCATCACTAACGCAATGAAAGAAGAAGTTGGTGTAGCAGAAGCAGATGCATTTAATGTATCAGCTGAAACAGCAATTAGTTCAGCACTTGAAGCAGTTAAGACAGCAAATCAGCAAGTTGCTGATGCAGTTTTAGTAGCACAAGGCCAAGCACCAGAAACAGATATGTCAATGGACACAGGTCCTGAACTTGATGCACCAGCAGATCCAGCAATGGACACGGATGCACCAGTTGAGCCTGCAGAAGATGATTTTGAAGGTGCAGATGCAGCGTCAGCTGAAACCGATGTAGACGGCAGAGAGATGAAAGAAGATTCATATCTAAATGCACTACGTATGGTAAAAGAAGCACAAGCAGACGGCAAAGTCAACAAAGAAGTATTAAAACAAGCATTTGCGGCATTGAAGAAGTAAAGCTATGAGATACGCTGATCTATTTGAAATATCACAAGTAGATGCAAAGGTAATTGATCTACTTTCAATTCTAAGTAGCGAAGGTGTGGAGAGTATTCCTCTAGACTCGCTAGTTAAAGAGTTGGTGGCGATGGGAATAGATGCAGATGGTGAATCACTATTTGATGAAATTCAAAACCTCCCTATTGTTAATAACATCAAAGATGGTATAGTATATTTTAATACTGCCAGCATGGGTGCTAGCAATATGAATAAAGTAGATCCAGAAAAGAATAAGAAACAAGTAAAAGCAATGGCTAAGAAGCAAGTAGACAAAGAGTTAAACAAATGAGTGTAGGATTAAACGCAGCCCAAGCAAGAGCTAAAGCATCACAAGATATGATTGTGTACAAAGAAACACAAGCTATCATGGAAGTTGTTATTTCACAGAGTGCATTAGGTAAATTTGAAGGTACTGTATCAGACACAACTACAATGACAAACTCAACTCCTAGCATACAAAAAATTGGTACAGTTAATAACCCCACAATAACTGTAGGTGACACACTTATTTTTAATAATCAAACAATAACACTTGGAACAAGTGGAACAAATCTTAATTCTATTGTTGCAGATATTAACGATGCAGGATTAGCAGGATTAACAGCAAGCAAAGACGCAGGATACTTAGTACTAACAATTGAAGGTTCATTTGCATCATGGAATTATGATATTGGTGCAGGAACAGCAAATTTAGGATTTGCACCAGGAACGTATAGTATTACAAACCCAACTAGTGTCAACTATTTTAATGTATGGCAAGGTACACTTACAGATCGTGGATTACAAAGTCAAATGGAAACAGTAATTAAACATTTTCAAAATTTAGGATATAAAATTGAAAGACTCACAAATGCAAATACCAGTAAGACATTAAAATGGTACATTTATTGGTAGGCAAAAAGATTGCTTTTATAGGCGATAGTTTTTCAGCATATTGGCAAGACAAAGTAGAAAAGAATAGTTGGACTTATCAACTAGCACAAAAATTCCCACAACATCAATATTATAATTACGCAATAGGAGGTCGTGGACACGACTACTATGAATGGTGTTTACTTGATGCAAAGCTACGTGGCATTGATATTATCTTTACTAATAGAACATTCAAGCAAAGAGTATTTGAAGTTGGTAGTACTGGAGACTTTGAATTTGAAGAACAAAAAATTGATAATAATTACTCTACGTTAGATGGCCCACCTCATATATGGTATTCAATACATAGAAATGCAGGTATGTTTAGAAATTCCCCAAATGATAATTTTCCAAAAAATGTACAATCAAACATTACTGAATCATTAGCACGTAAAAGTGTATCAGATGTATATCATTCATGGAACGATAAATGGTACGATAACATGGATACATTATATAACTTTGAACATATTATTAAGTTAGAATTATTACGTATGGTAGATAAGCCACAATTACGTACAGCAGAAGTTGAATTATATAAACAATTTATAGATGAAGGCGAGTGGGTATTTACAAAAGATACAAAAGTCCATATGGAAATAGCATTTAGAAATGGATTAACAGTAGCACCGGATGATAACCACTGGTCGTTGTTTAGTAATACATGGGTGTTAAATAATTTTATTTTAACTGAAGAAACCATTGACATCTTATCACAACAGTAGTATACTTAATGCATGTTAAAGATTAAAAGTCCATATCCATATAAAGAATTAAAACGAACTAGTGTAGACGGAAAACGTCTATATGAGAATCCTTGGGGCGATCCTGTTCCAAGTGTTACCACTATTTTAAGTGCTACACAGCCTGCAGAAAAACGTGCAGGATTGGCGGCATGGAGAAAAAGAGTAGGTACAGAAGAAGCACAACGCATTACAACAACTGCTGCCAATAGAGGTACAGTTATGCACAATATATTAGAACATTGGGCATTAGGCGAGTATGAAACATACAACCCTGGAAATAATATAGTACACAAACAAGCTAAGGCAATGGCACAGGTTGTTGTGGATAATATTGAAGATGATGTTAGTGAGATATGGGGAACTGAAGTTAATTTATGTGCGGCTGGATTATATGCTGGCACAACTGACTTAGTTGGTGTTTATAAAGGACATCCAACTATTATGGACTTTAAGCAGACTAATAAGCCTAAAAAACGTGAATGGATTGAAGATTATTTCTTACAAGGTGCCGCCTATGCAAACGCACATAACGAAATGTACAATACTACAATTGATCGTATTGCTATCTTTATGTGTAGTGGTGATTGTCAATGGCAACTGTTCGAAAGTGGTCCAGAAGACTTTAAAAATTGGGAAATGAAATGGGCCCAACGTTTAGAGAAATTCTATAACCTGTCATAAATATATTAATACAAGGAACAACAAAAGAAACATGTCGACGTTACATTTTAATACCAGACAAGTTTTTTTTGACCTGTTAACATATTAATGAAAGATATATGGCAACTACCAGTAAAGTCGCGTCTCCGTACTTGGAGAACTCTGAGAAAAGAGATAGAGGCTTTAGACGACTTACTTCCTAAACTTGAGGTTGTAACACAATTCTGGAAGATGGCACCTATCAGTGTTAGGGTAATCGATCCTTATAATGAAAGCACATGGCCAAACCCATGGGACTTACTACATGCAAACGAATATGACGAGAACGTTGTTTCGTTAGGCATTGCTTATACATTGTACTACAGTGGTATTCCATGTAAAATATTACTAGTACAGAGTGTAGAAAAAAGTGAGATTAAATTGATTGTTTCAGTTGACAATTGTTATATTTTAAACTATAATTATGATATAATTGACAACCTAAAACTAATCGACACACTTGATGTACTAAAGGATATAGATATTAGTACATTAAGCAAATAGTTATTGAACAACATTACATGTTAAATACATAACTATTTTTAACAAGAACGGGATACAGATGAGCAAAGATCAAATAGAAATTATAAAAAGAGATGGTACTACAGAAGTACTTGATTTAGAAAAAATGCACAAAGTTGTATTTTACGCATGTGAAGGTATTACCGGTGTTAGTGCTAGTGAAGTAGAAATTAAAAGTCATTTACAGTTTTATGATGGAATTGAAAGTACAAATATACAAGAAACATTAATCAAAGCCGCAGCCGATCTTATTAACGAACAAACACCAAATTATCAATGGGTAGCAGGTAGATTAATCAATTATCATCTAAGAAAAAACGTTTACAATTCATTTGATCCAGATCATCTAAGTGATATTGCACGTAAGAATGTTGAACTAGGAATATACGACGAAAGTTTTTTCTCCGTTTATACAGAAGAAGAAATTGATCAATTAAACAGTTACATTAAACATGATCGTGATGAAAATATTTCTTACGTTGGAATGGAACAATTCCGTGGTAAGTATCTAGCTCAGAATAGAGTAACAGGACAAATATTTGAAACTCCACAGATTGCATATATGATGATTTCAGCTACATTGTTTAGTTCGTATCCAAAAGAAACTAGAATGAAATATGTAAAAGAATATTATGATGCTATTAGTAACTTTGATATTAGTTTACCTACACCTATTATGGCAGGACTTAGAACACCTCAAAGACAATTTAGTAGTTGTGTATTAATCGAAACAGATGATAGCTTAGATAGTATTAATGCTACAAGTGCTAGTGTTGTAAAATATGTTAGCCAAAAAGCAGGTATTGGAATTGGAGCAGGTAGTATTCGTTCAATAGGAAGTCCTATTAGACGAGGCGATGCAACACATACAGGTGTTATTCCATTTTATAAATTATTTCAAAGTGCAGTTAAATCATGTAGCCAAGGTGGCGTTCGTGGTGGAGCGGCAACACTATACTATCCAATTTGGCACTTAGAAGCAGAAGAACTATTAGTATTAAAGAACAATAAAGGCACAGAAGATAATCGTGTTAGACATATGGACTATGGTGTACAATTTAATAAACTTATGTACGAACGTCTATTAACTGGTAAAGACATTACACTTTTCTCACCTAGTGATGTTCCTGGATTATATGAGGCATTTTTTAACGATCAAGATAAATTTAAAGAATTATATGAGAATGCAGAAAGAACAGTTACTAGGAAAAAAGTACTACCAGCATCTGAATTGTTTGGTATGTTTATGGAAGAACGTAAAAACACAGGAAGAATTTATTTACAAAATGTAGATCATGCAAATACACATGGAGCATTTTTAGAAGAAGTTGCACCAGTAAAACAAAGCAATTTGTGTTGTGAAATTAATTTACCTACAAAACCTCTTTCTTCGTTTAATGATGAAGAAGGTGAAATTAGTTTATGTACATTAAGTGCGATTAATTGGGGTAACGTTAGAACACCTGAGGACTTTGAACGTATATGTAGATTAGCAGTACGTGGCTTAGACGAGCTATTGGATTATCAAAATTATCCAGTATTAGCGGCAGAACTTAGTACAATGAAAAGACGTCCATTAGGTATTGGTATTATTAACTTTGCATATTGGTTGGCTAAGAATGATTTAAATTATCAAGATATTGATAAAAAAGGATTAGCATTAGTTGACACATGGACAGAAGCATGGAGTTATTACTTAATTAAAGCAAGTGCAGATTTAGCAATTGAAAAAGGTAATATTTCAGGAATTAACGAAACAAAATATGGACAAGGTATTACACCTAACCAAACATACAAAAAAGAACTAGATGAGTTAGTTCCACATAAAGAACGTATGCCTTGGAAAAGTCTGCGTAAACAGTTACAAAAAACAGGAATACGTAACAGTACATTAATGGCATTAATGCCTGCTGAAACATCAGCACAAATTAGTAACAGTACTAATGGTATTGAACCACCACGTGCATTTGTAAGTGTTAAACAAAGCAAACATGGAGTACTAAAACAAGTTGTGCCTGGTTATCCTAGGTTAAAGAATAAATACGATCTGTTATGGGGTCAAAAAAGCCCAGAAGGATATTTAAAAATTATGGCAGTATTACAAAAATATATTGATCAAGGTATTAGTGTAAATACAAGCTACAACCCGGAATTTTATGAAGAAGAAAAGATTCCAATGAGTGTTATGCTACAACATCTTGTAATGTTTTACAAGTACGGTGGAAAACAATTATACTATTTTAACACATATGATGGTCAAGGTGAAATTGACTTTGATAAGAAGAATGCTGAGCAGATGCTTGGTAGAGAAGAATTTAGCACGGACGAAGAGTATGACGACTACTGCGAAAGTTGTGTGATATAAGGATTAAACAACATGTCAATATTAAACGTAAATAACGAAAAATACCATACTGAAGCAAATGCATTTCTAGATGGAGATCTTGGATTTCAGCGATACGATACTGTTAAGTATAAACAGTTTGATAAACTTACAGATAAACAATTAGGTTTCTTTTGGAGACCTGAAGAAGTTGATGTAAGTAAAGATTCAAAAGATTTTAAAGATCTAACTGATCACGAACAGCACATTTTTACAAGTAATCTTAAAAGACAGATACTTTTAGATAGTGTACAAGGTAGAGCACCTGTTGAAGCATTTGGTCCTATTACTAGCTTACCAGAACTTGAAAACTGGATTATCACATGGACATTCAGTGAAACAATTCACTCACGTAGCTATACACATATTATTCGTAATATCTATAATAATCCTACAATAGTATTTGATGAATTAGCAGATAGTAAAGAAATTGTAGAATGTGCAGATGACATTTCTAAATATTACAATGACCTTATTGAATATTCACAGTACTATCAATTGTTAGGTGAAGGAACACATAAAGTTAATAATAAAACAGTTGAAATTAATATGTATGATCTAAAGAAGAAAATTTGGATGTGTGCAAATAGTGTTAACGTATTAGAAGGCATTCGTTTCTATGTTAGTTTTGCTTGCTCTTGGGCATTCGCAGAATTAAAGAAAATGGAAGGTAATGCTAAAATTATTAAATTTATTGCACGTGATGAAAATGTTCACTTAGCAAGTACACAATATTTACTTTCAAAAGTATTAACAAAAGAAGATCCAGACTTTGCTAAGATTCAAGAAGAATGTAAAGAAGAAGTATCACAAATGTTTGTTGATGCAGTTGAGCAAGAAAAAGAATGGGCTAACTATCTATTTAAAGACGGTAGTATGATTGGTCTTAATGCACAACTATTACATGATTATATTGAATGGATCTGTTGTAAACGTATGACAGCATTAGGAATGAAATGTCCATACACAACACCACAAGCAAATCCACTACCATGGACAGCTAAATGGATTAGTGGAGCAGAAGTACAAGTAGCACCTCAAGAAACAGAAATTAGTAGTTATGTTATTGGCGGTGTTAAAAAAGACGTATCAGAAGATACATTTTCAGGAATGAGTTTATAATGATAATAATTTACGGAAAGACAGCATGTCCTTATTGCGTAAGGGCTAAATCACTATGTGAATCACGTGGATATGCTTATGAGTATAAGCAACTAGACGAAGATTTTACAAGGGAAGATGTTATGGAAACTTTTCCAGGTGCCAGAACATTCCCACAAATAATTATATCCGGTAATAAAGTTGGCGGATATGACCAAATGGTCCAATACATTGAAGATACAGGTTACAATGGAACGGGTCATAAAATAGGAGCATAATATATGTTAATAGAAACACCATACACTAACGGCGATGTAGTAAGCATAAAACTTTCTTCAGGTGAGGAAATGATCGCACGTTTAGACTCAGAAAATGATACTGATATTACAGTATCTAAGCCTTACATACTAATAGCCGCCCAGAATGGGATGGCTTTAGCACCTTATATGTTTACAGTTACTCCAGATACTAAGATCAAATTAAAGATAAATAATATTATATGTGTAGTTAAATCTGCAAAAGATGCCAGCGACATGTATATTAAACAAAGTACAGGATTAACAGTAGCAAATGCCTCAAGTACATAGAAACGGAGATTCTAGACTATGTGGTGCAAGTACAAATGCACTAGCACATATGAATGTCCATGTAAATACACAACCAATCAGCGTTGACGGTGACACAAATAGTCACGGCGGCGGTAGTCTTGGTGCTAGATGTAAAAATGTATTTGTAGGCGGAAAATTAGTTGTACTGAATGGCAATCCAGCCGGTTCAGACACACTTTGTCCTATTCCACCACATTGTGGACCAGACGCAAGCTCGGGTAGTCCAGATGTGTACATAGGACAATAATATGGCAAATGATTTTGTAAATGGCTTGAAAGACGCTAGTGATTATATCAATAGAACAACTGTTGATATTCCTACTGGTGCTGATATAGACCTAAATAATGGTAGTATAACAGCTCAAACACAAGCGTACAGCTTGAAAGAAATCATTTGTAGTATATTGGCCGGAAACGGCATAAAACTCCCAAATTTACAAATATGCTTAAAGGTTAACATAGGTAGACTAATACCTGAGATACCTGCAGGCTTAGAAGATTTAAGAGATGCATTACAAGAAGCAGAAAATGCATTAGACGACTTTATCGCACACACTAACATTGATAACGCACTAGGAAGATTAAATGCGGCTATAGCAGAATTTGCGGCTATTGCTAATATGATTAACTTCTGTGGTACACCAGTTGTTCCACGTGCTATTCCAAACGTATTAAGAGATGCAATGGGAAGTTTCACAGGTGCAGGTAAAGATATACTTGATACATTGGGTCAAATGGCAGATAGCGATATTGGCGGATGTATTGGTACAGATGGTAAGTTTAACCCAAACTTATTTACAGGTGGACTATTACAAAAACTAGGATCACAATTTAACAACCTAGCAAATTTACCAGAAGCAGTTAAAAACAATATTATAAGTGATTTGAATGCATTTAAAAATGATATTGGAAACTTAATTGAGTTTGAAAATAATTTTGCAGGAACAGAATCAGGTGGACAAGGTGGTAGTTTATTTGCACCTCAAGAAAGAATTAATACAGGTGTTGGTGTTGCAATAGATACAGATAACATGACACTTGCAAAAAGTCAACAGTATGCAAGTAATTTACAATCAGTTTATAATAGTTTAAAAGGTTATGAAGTAGACGAAGATGGAAATAATATATTCCATTATCTACTTGAACCTGAAATGTTAAATAGATTAGAAAACGATGGCGATCCAACAGTGCCATTGTCTGAAAGAGAACCAATATACGATCATTGTAATAGAGTTATAGGTTACACTGAACGTAGTACGCAAACCGTACAAGAATCTAGTTCTGGAAGTCCTAGAATTGCACAACAACAACCAGGTATGACTGGATTAGCTGAAACTGGAACAAAAGTTACACCTTCTCCTGCATCTACTACAAATTTAAATGAAGAAGTAGTTACTGGTAATTCAGGAACAGGAACAGGTTCAACTGGACCAACAGGCCCAACTGGACCAACAGGACCACAAGGACCAGCAGGACCAGCCGGTGCTAACGGAACAAATGGTACTAATGGTATCAATGGTATCAATGGTCAAGACGGTGCAGATAGTACAGTAGCAGGCCCACAAGGACCAACTGGCCCACAAGGACCAGCAGGACCAGCAGGAATACCAGGAACACCAGCTATTGCGGAAAATGGTACTGCTGCACAAAGACCAACTAGTCCAGTACCAGGACAATTCTTTTTCAATACAGATACAGCTATGTTTGAAGGTTGGAATGGAACAACATGGGTACAACTAGTACCATCACAATTCCAACAAACCCCATAATTTACCAGAATCTTTAAATAATCTATAAAAAATAACATTTCTTGGTTGACAAAACCTCATCTTACTAGTATATTAGTACTTAATAGAAGAAGTAAAAGTAAAGGCTAATAGAAACACAAATAATGGTTAAAGAATAATTATGAGAGCAACAGAATATAAAGACGGAGTAAAACGCATTAAAGCTAAAATTGAAGTTCCAATGAGTGAACAAGATGTAAGCAATTATGTAATTAGTGCTCTTACAAGTAACGCAGTTGATTTAACAACGGTACAAAAGCTCAACAAACGCGAATTGCTACAACTAGCAAAAGAAGAAGTTAGAGTGAAAGGTACTAATTCAGTAGTAACTGAAAGTTGTGATAATGATACACAAGTTATAGTAAGAAACTACGTGAAACAAATGTTTCCGGAATTACAATAATGGGTGATACTTCAACCGACTTATGGTATGAAGATATAGACAATAAAGATATTCTAGATATGTTAGAACATCTTAAAGAAGCTAGAGTTGATCCTTGGACAGACAATTTTGAGGCAAAGCTAGGTATAGATCTTGTTCCACAAGTCATTCAAATTAAAGAGTCCGTTTTTAGTTGATAAATAAAACGTAACTTAATAAAGCCGGTGTAGCTCAGTTGGTAGAGCAACTGATTTGTAATCAGTAGGTCCGCGGTTCGAATCCGTGCACCGGCACCACTAAGGCCCTTGTGGTGGAATTGGTAGACACGCAGGTCTTAGGAACCTGTGTCGCAAGACGTGAGAGTTCGAGTCTCTCCGAGGGCACCAACACAAAAGGAGACGGCAACAGGACTGCCGGGCTGAAATATTGCCATATATTAGGAAATACAAAAGAAGAGTACAACGAAAGGAAGTATGATGAGAGAACATTTATTAGGAGCACTAAAAGCTCATGCCGAAGGACAAATTGCAAAACATAAAGCTAATGTTCATGTATACTTAAATCAATCAGTAGGTATAGGCGAACATCCAGATATTATTGAAGCAATTGAAGAACAATTGGGTTTGATTGCAAAATATGATGATCATCTAGAAGTATTGAATAAATACTTTGAAGAGTAAAAATTAAGGGGGTATAGCTCAGTTGGGAGAGCGATTGCTTTGCAAGCAATAGGTCATCGGTTCGATCCCGGTTACCTCCACCAAATAGGACAATTAATGAAACTAGCAATATATCAAAACAATTTAGGAAGTGCATCAGGAATACATTGGTGGCTTTCACAAGAAATGAATATTGGGCCAGAAGTATATTCGTTTACAGATGGATATCTTCGACCTCAACATAATCACATCGGTGGAATAGTTATTGAAGATGGAAATCATCCGTTACATGCACAGTTTAATGATTCTTTTAAAGAGTTAGATAAAACTGAACATGGAACTGTTGATCCATTTTCAAAACTTGAAGATGTGGTAAAAGACTTTGATACAGCTATTTGGAGTAACTATAGTGGAAACTTAGCTAACCCAGATAATATTATTAAAGCAGATAAAACAATCTTAGTTGACAATACAATAGAAGAACAACTATTTTTCTATATTACAAACTATGCGTTTGCATGGATTGAAACAGCAGATGATGTTACTGAGCAATCAGAATCATGGGCTAAAGAACATAGTCACATTGAAGGTTGGAAAGAAGAATGGTTTGGAAAGTATCACAATGAATATCTTAAAGCATGGGAAGATGGTAAACTAAAATACATGTGGCAGTTAAATTTTGCCCATCATGATTTAGCAGACAATCTAAACAAATACGACACCTCAGTTGTTTTAGGAGAACCAGAAGATCATGAAAGACTATTTGTACAAAAACGTCAAGAACTGACAGAAGCATATTCGCAGGATACGCAATTCTCGTATGCAAATAATGAAGTAGATCATATAGTAGTAGGTGACGATTGGTATACAAGCCCTATTGTTATTACAGAATATCTAGATATAATGAGTTCGTTTAGATTGAAAAAGTTTTTACTTGATTATGTAAAAATGTATAAACGTAAAAAAGGTTTATACAATACACAATTTATAAAATATTTATAGGAGAATAGGCTTATGGCATATTCAGAAAAAGTGTTAGACCACTACAATAACCCACGAAATGTAGGTAAAATGGATGCCAATGCCGCAGACGTAGGAACAGGTATGGTAGGAGCTCCGGCTTGTGGTGACGTAATGCGGTTACAAATTAAAGTAACAGATGGTATCATAGAAGATGCAAAATTTAAAACATATGGTTGCGGTAGTGCAATTGCTAGTTCAAGTATGGTAACAACTATGTTAAAAGGTATGAATTTAATTGAAGCTGGTGAAATAAAAAATACAACGATAGTTGAAGAACTAGCGTTGCCACCAGTTAAGATTCATTGTAGTGTGTTAGCAGAAGATGCAATTAAAGCTGCGGTTAGAGATTATCAAGGTAAAAATCCTAATGATGAAACTGGCAACTATTATGAATTAAAACATCATAGATAGATTAATTATATAAATAACTGTATAGGAGAATATTATGAAAAAATTAATAACAATATTATTTTGTGCAGTTATTACACTTCCGGCTTTTGCAAAAGACATTGCAATGGAAGTATATGACTTCGAAATCACAAGAGTTATTGATGGTGATACTGTAGCATTTAGAGCAGACTTTTTACCAGCACCACTTAAACAAGAACTAAGCATTCGTGTTTATGGTGTTGATACACCTGAAAAAGGTTGGAGAGCTGAGTGCGAAAGAGAAGCCGCATGGGGTGAGAAAGCATCTCAATTCACTAAAGATAAACTTAACGCATCTACAACGCTACAAGTAGCAATTGCTAAATGGGATAAGTTTGGTGGCAGAGTATTAGGCGATATTATTATTGATGGCAAAAGTCTTAGACACATGCTAATTGATAATGGATTTGCCAGAGAATACTATGGTGATAAAAAAGAATCTTGGTGTTGACAAATATACTAAGATAACTTATAATACTAACTAATAAGCGGATGTAGCTCAGTTGGTTAGAGTGCCTGCCTGTCACGCAGGATGCCGAGGGTTCGAGTCCCTTCATTCGCGCCAATGGTCCCTTCGTCTATCGGTTAGGACATCAGGTTTTCATCCTGAAAAGAGGAGTTCGATTCTCCTAGGGACTACCACTTACATAAATAACAGTATGAAAATAAGATACTACAAAGACATAGATGGTTTTCGTTGGTTAGGTTTTATTTTAGCTATGGCAAGTGCTTTTTTACTTAGTGGTGGACAAGCAGAGTATCAATGGATGGGGTGGGGTATAGCCTGTTTTAGTTGTAGCATCTGGGTATATATGGGATACAAAGACAAAGACATACCAAGAGCATTAATGGAACTAATGTACTTTGCTTTAGCTGTCCGTGGTGTTATAAACTGGATATAGAATGAAACAAATTGAATGTCACGTATGTTTACATACACAAGGATTTTACGGAAATACATTTTTATGGTTGTTTAATCTACATAAAGATTTTGCAATGGCGCCTTTGCGTCCTCGATTCACAGTAAAGAAAATTACAGAAGATGGTGAATATAACGATAAAGGTCAAGGAGACTTTTTTCATTTTAGACCTGATGATTATCATAGATGGTTTATTAAAGATATGTCTTGGGAAACACATGTTAATAATGTGTTACAAGAACAAACAAATACTAAATGGCGAGATAAAACAGAATTTACTAAATTGCTAGTAAAGCCAGAAATACATTCACCACAAAGATTTGTTAGTTTAGGTCATATGGACATCATAAGTACTAATGTAATATATCATTTATCCACTCCTTTAGAAAATACAGAATTTTATAATAAGATAACAAGACGATTAATGTTATTGAATACAGTAGACGAAAGTCAATACGAAGAAATTTATAGAAACACTATAGAACAAAAAAACAAAAGTGATAGAGCAATTAATATCATTAAAGAAAACCATACTGTAGTTGAAGTTGATGTTGATAAATTACTTTTTAAATATGATCAGCAAGAGTATGAAAACGTTATAAAACATTTAGGTACTGAACCTTTACATAAATGGAAAAAGAAATTAATGTACGCAAAGGAAACTATAAATGAATAAAGCAGAAGATATTGAATGCCACTTACTAATGCATACAGCTTGTTTAAGTGGTAACTTCTTTTTATATTTTATATCTTTACATGATGAATTTTTAACTGCAGACTGTTATGGAATTGATAAACGTATTGATAAGTTTTGGGGGCAAAAAGCAGACGAAACATTACACCTTGCAGTTGAAAGACACAACTTATGGAAAGGTGCAGTTGGTACATCTAGAAATACAACACATGATAATCAAGATAAAATGTCATGGAAAGAACATGTTATATTTTCTGCAATTACTGCAGCCAATCATCCACATGAACGTAACTCAGCAACGTTTACTAAAATATGTTGCAAGCCAAATTTATTACACAATGTTAAAGAAGGTTGGAAAGAAGGAGCAATTCAACAATTGCTAGAAACAGTTCAACCTAAATGTTTATATCTTCCTGATGTATCTAGTGCAGAACATTTTGATATATTTTTAGAAAGAGCAAGAAGATTAAGACCATACAAAGATAAAAACGGAGAACCAGAAACATTCCAAGATACTGGCGTAGAAATGAATAAAAAATTCTTAATTGATCAATTAGAAGGTCAGCGAGAAAAAATGGATGAATTAAAAACAATGCTAGACGTACATGTTATTGACGCAGGTAAATTATTATTTGATGTTGATGAAGACGAATATGCATTATTATTAAAAAAGATCGGTGGAGAACCACTGGCAAATTGGAAAGAAGTAATTAAGGAATATACTCAATTAGTATACAAGATATAATATGGCAAATAAAGAAAAAGTACTTAACGTAACACACTATACAGATCAATTAATGCATTTTGAAATAACACGTGATCCAGGTACACGTTTTAGAGACGGTGAATTTTTAATGATTGGATTAGATAATTGGTCAGAAAAATTACAAAAGAATAAACCTATAATGAGGGCATACAGTGTAGCAAGTCCTAATCATCAAGAAACATTGGAATTTTATAGTATCAAAGTACAAGATGGTCCATTAACAAGTAAATTACAACATGTAAAAGAAGGTGACGAAATAATAGTGAATAGTAAAGCAGTAGGCACCTTAGTACACACAAATTTAAAGCCTGGACGTAACTTATACCTAATAGCTACAGGTACCGGAATTGCACCGTTTATGAGCATTATAAGAGGCGTAGACACGTATGAACATTACAGTAGGGTAATTGTAGTATGGGGTGCAAGAACAGCAAAAGAATTACCTTTTAGAGAGCTTATTGAAAGCCTAAATACTGATGAGATTTTTGGCGAAGTTACTGAAGGAAAACTTAGAACATATTTTACATGTACACGTGAGCCTTATGAAAATGAAGGCAGAGTAACAACAGCAATGTATGAAGGTAAAGTACAAGATAAATTATTGTTACCACCAATTGATGCAGAACACGATAGAGTTATGATATGTGGATCAATGGAAATGAATTTAGAACTAAAAGATTATTTAGAGGGAATAGGATTTAACGAAGGCGATAGCAAGACACCTGGTGAATTTGTAATAGAAAGAGCATTTGTTGGATGAGAACTGCTGAACAAAAGAAAGTTATTACTGATAGATACGAAACAGCAAAATTACACAAAGGTGTAGTTAATCAAGGATTTATCGATTACTTACTTAATCAGTATCACAACTCTGAGCAAATTGTAAAATACAAAGATATAGGATCAAAAGGTCCTGTAGTAATGAACTATAGCCCAGACAGACAGAAATATGAATCATGGTTTACTCCTGTACAAAATTTTGTAGATAATTTAATTGGCGACAATATGGTTTGGGGTAGTAATATATTTAGAGTAGAAAGACCTCACATAGTTCATAACGATGATTATCACGAAAAGATATATGATATCTTTAAGACAGTAGTTATTCCTTTAGAAATATCAAAGCCAACTAATTTTGTTGTATTTGATCAATATTATTTAGATGGCCCTATTAAGTGTTTTAGAGGATATCCAAAAGTACCTGAAAGTTTTTATAATAAAAGTTTAACTGATTATTCTAAGATAGAAGGATTCACAGATATTCCATTTAATAAACAAATATACGATGAATATCTAACACATGTACCATACGAAGCTCTACACGGACTTACAGTAGAATCAATTGTACGTTGGCAACCTGGCGATGCAATTACATTTGATATGGGTAAATTACATAGTGCAGTAAACTTTAATGCTCAAGGTATTGAATACAAAATTGGGTACAGTATTTTTACTGGTAAATAGTACTAGCAGGTAGCAAACATGGCCCGGCAGAGATTCATTGCTTGCATGTCAACACCGTAGGACAGTGCCAGCGGACAGCTAACCCTGTGTTTTATTAGAAGAGGTGACAGATGAGCTTAATAGGACATAACAGTAATAAGAAACCAAAGTTAATAATTGATATATCAGACATTTACGACAGAAGAGCTCGTAAACAAAAAGAACTTGATTATTACACAAAGGAAATTGATAAGTTAATGGTTAAATTAGGAATGATACAACATGAAATAGGCGTTAATGAAACAATTATTAGATTAATAGAAAATGAACAAATACTTGATTTGCAAGAAGCAATTCGAGAAAAAAGAAAAAACTTAGAGGATTAAATGAATACACTATACTTAGTATGCAGTCATAGTTGCATAAGTCAAATGGAAGTTCCATATTTGCTTAATAATAGTCCTATGTTACACGGAGAAAGCCAAGCAGGAGAACACTGGGCAAGTTACGAACTAGATGGAAAAGAAATTGACCATGAACCAGGCGAGCTAGGTAAAATACGTGTACATGATGACTATTGGAATATATCAGATGTTGATAATCAATGGTATAATTATAACGTTAGAAATACTATGAATATTTCAAATGATCAATTAGACGGATTATTAAACTTAATTGAAACAAAAAGTATTGCCGTATTACTACATGCACAAAATTATAAAGATATTTGGAAATGGAGTAGAGGAATACCAGTAATAATGATTAGAACAAGAATTGACGAATGGGATGGTAACATTGTTAGTTGGGCAGCACGTGAGTATAATTACTTAATGGAAGATGAACGTAATGCAAACTACAGCAAAGACGATCATGCTTGGCAATCAACAGAAACTATTGTTTCTAATTTTAATGCTAAAAAACAATTTAATAATGAAATTAACGATGATGAAGGTGATATTACATTAAATCAAAGTCAATGGTCTACATTAGATGGACTTAATACATTATGGGATACAGTGGGAATTGATAGTCCAGATCAAAATTGGATACATCAATACTATGAAGATTTTCAAAATCATCAAGAAATAAATAAAGAACTAGCAAAGGAGATAACTGATGCCTACAATAAAGGATAGAGACGAAGTAGTTTTATTTTCAGATCCAATTAAAATTTACTTATTTAAAGATTTAGGTAGAGTTAAGATCTCTTTTAAAGTAACAGACTATGTTGTTATTGCGAGAGAAATACTTCAAAAAGATTTTGAATATATTTTAGAAAATTGGGATAAAGGTGAAGGAATACAAGGTTTAGAAATGAAGGGCGATGGAAAGATTTGGTGGTATCACAGTAAATCAGGACCAAGACCTGAATGTGAGCCTGCTAGCTTTGCAGCCGTAAATTTTAATAGATTTAGTTTTAGATTTTCTATTCCTGTAATGACACAATTAAAAGAAACATACGAGCATCAAAAGCATAACGTGATGCATTGGGATTAATTTATGCGTAAACAGTTAGATCAATTATTAAAAGAAAACAAAAAAATTTCAATAGGATGGTTAGTACACGATAATAATAATCCTTTCGTAAATGGGTTTTCCAGAAACTTATTTGAGTATTATTATGTTCTATTACAAAATTCAAAGTTTCAACAATTTGTTGGAGTCTCTGAAGAAGACTTACAAATACAAAGTGATGGTGAAGGATTTGAAACTGTATTAATTATTAGACAAGGAATAGTATTTCCAAACATTGATAACTTTATGGAATTTATTAATGAACAAGATTTTGAAGATTATGATATAGTTCTTGCAGAAAATTATAGAGAGTATGTTTTAGACTTTAATAAAACAAATACTGCAAACATGTCAGAATTAATTAAAATTCTTAACACTGAAGTTTCATTTGTAGCAAATACTGATAATGCTGAAATAGCAAAACAGTATATGCCAAAAATTCATAAAACATTTAGTAAAATAATAACTTCATCGGGCGGATTAAATCCAATACTATATCCATATGCACTCAATATGAGCGAAGGCGCTACAGTTGAATTAAGAGATATTAGCAATATTGGATTGTTAAATGCAAAACGTTGGATTACTGAATGGGATGGAACAGACTGTTCTTCATTTGTTAAAAAACTTATAGACAGTACTAGTGTAGATGGTACAACATGGATAGTACGTGGAGGAAAACATAAACAAACTATGCAAGATTTATTAGACCAACAAGAAGGTTTTAGTGAATGGTTTAAAAATGTATTTCCAACAATAAATTACAAATACATACATCACGATTTCTTTAATGGATTAGAAACCAGAGATTTAGTAGGTGACTTAGAAAATACAGAAGGAAATATTTACATACATTTAAGTAATATATTTCATTATCAAGCTACTGCATTTTACTATAATTTAGAAGATAGAATAGCATGCTTGAATGACTTAATTACACGTATCAATAATTCAGGACTAGGTGATAGAGTAATGATGACTTTTATGGACCCACAGATGCTATTAGTGCCACAACCAAGATGGGTAAAAAACATACCTACAGCAGAACTACAACAAAAATATCGTGTATTTCCTTGGCAAAAATAACAAAAAAATTAAATTAATTTAAAAACCCTTGTTTTATAAGGGTTTTTTTATGGCTTTTTTTAACTTATCTGGTTGACAAGTAAGATGTCTTACTATATACTGTAAGTATAGTTAATTAAAACAGGAGTTGAAAAACATGGCTTATATTACAGCACAAGAAGTTAAATCAATTAGACAAGCTCTTAAAGCAGAGTTTGGTAAAAACTTTAAATTCGGCGTTCGTAGACAGCACGGTTCAAGTGTTGATATTACAGTTAAAAGTGGTATTGCACCTCTTGATACTTGGGAAACAGAAAATGCCAGAGGCGATAAAATCGCTTGTAATGGTCACTTCCAAGTAAATCATTATCATACACATTTTTATGGTGAGTTCCAAGGATTCTTTGATAGGATCTCAGAAATTGCACATACTGCACCAGGTATGGATGGCGGTAAAAAATATTACTGTAATGATGACACTTCAAGTGATTATTTTGACAGGGCTTACTATGTACATATTAATGTTGGTGAGTGGAATAAACCTTACGTAAAAACTTCTTAGGAAAGGAAACAATGATAGAATATAAAAAAGACAACCCACACAAGGAAATAGGTAAACAAAAGTTTAGAGTTAAAACCTGTTATACGGCGTGGGTTGAATATGATGTTATTGCTGATTCTAAAGACGAAGCCATGGATAAAATAATTGAACATGGTGGAATTGAGAAAATAGATTGGCATGATGGTTGCTTAGGTGATGCAGAAGTTTATGCATGTGACCACAATTTTGTAGAACATGGTGATATAGTAAAAGTAGAAGAATGTGTACCATATGAAGATACAGATATTGACACTGGTGAAGAAATGTTAAATTACGAAGATCCAGATTGGACTTCAGATGAATATAGATGGAAAAAATAATGAATAAGTTTATGATTATATTATTGATGTTAACAGTAGGTCTTTTTGTTATAGATCGTAAAAATTCTTATGATGCATATGAATATAAAAGATCACAAATTTTACCAGATTAAAAGGTTGACAAGTAAGACGTCTTACTGTATACTGTAAGTATAGTTAATAAAAAAAGGACATAATTTATGAAAACATTTACATTTGAAAATCATTTGGGTGAAACATTTACTGCAAAAGCAGAAAATGGACTTGATGTTATGGAAGATGCCAACAAAGCTATATTGTGGTCTAATTGGAAAGACGGAATGTGGAAACAAGTAAGTGACACAAAATTTGTTTGGGTGTTGGGTAATTTTTTCGATTAAAAAGGTTGACAAGTAAGATGTCTTACTGTATACTGTAAGTATAGTTAATAAAAAACAAGGAGAAATAAATGCTAGAATATGATGTAAATGAAATTAAATCAATACTTGCTAAAGCTAAAACTGCGGCGGCAAATGCTTCTCAAGAATACTTTACTGAAAAGATGAATAGTGAAGATAATTATCCATGTGGATTTGCTTGGGTTAACATTTATGGTATTAAAGGTAATACTAAATTAGGTAGGGCTATGAAAGCCGCTGGTATTGAAAAAGACTATAGTGGTGCTTATAAAATTTGGAATCCAGGTGAAATGTTTGTTCAAAACGTTGATATCAAAGAAGCAGGTGCAGAAGCGGCGGCAGATGTATTTGAATCTTTTGGATTTAAAGCCTATGCTAATTCAAGGTTAGACTAATGGAAAAAATGGACGAAGCTACAATTAAGTTGTACGAACGCAGAATAGATGCTTGCGTTCGTACTGCTAAACAAGCTGAAAAAGGCAGTTGGGCAGAAAAATTTTGGATGCAAACTGCAAACACAATTCTTAAAAAACTACGCAGGAATTCTTTATGAAAAATATTGTAACATTAAAAACTCTTTATAAAAGAGATACAACAGGCAAAGTCCGTATGTGGCAAGTTGAATACGGTGAATCAGATAACTTAGCTGGTACACGTACTATTAGTGGATTAGTTGACGGACAAAAAGTTACTAGCGAATGGAATATGAGTTCTCCAAAGAACGTTGGTAAAGTAAATGAAACAACAAGTTTAAGTCAAGCAATGGCAGAAGCCCAAGCATTATGGGTAAAACGTTCGGATAAAGAGTACTTTGAAAATGTAGACAGCATTGACTCTTACGAAAAATTTAAGCCAATGCTTGCACACGATTATACAAAGCGTCCACAAGAATCAGGTTGGAGTCAACCTAAGCTAGATGGTATTCGTTGTGTAGTTGATAAAAATGGCATGTGGACACGTGCTGGTAAACCTATTACAAGTTGCCCACACATTTGGGAATCACTTAAAGGTTACATGGAACAGAATCCTCATTTTATTTTAGATGGTGAACTTTATAATCATGAACTAAAAGCAGACTTCAATAAAATTACAAGTCTAGTTAGAAAACTAAAAAGTACATCTGAAGATATTGAAGAAGCAAAGAGCCTTGTACAATATCATGTGTATGATATGTATGATAGTATAGTACCTAATATGAAATTTACAAATCGTATTAAACAAGCATATTGGGCTAACAATGAATATGTTAAAATTGTACCTACAGAATATTGTGAGAATCAAGCACAATTGGATGAAATGTATAGTGGGTATATGCAAGCCGGATATGAAGGTCAAATGGTACGTAATGATACTCCATACGAAAGCAAGCGAAGTAAAAACTTGCTAAAACGTAAAGAGTTTATCACAGAAGAATTTACTGTTATTCAAATGCTTGAAGGTCAAGGTAATTGGGCTGGACATGCTAAACGTTTTATTCTTAGGGATAAAGATGGTAAAGAATTTGGTAGTGGAATTAGAGGACAACAAGCACAGTTATCAAAATTGTGGGAATCCAAAAATGCACCAAATTGGGCTACGTGTAGATACTTCGAATTAACGCCAGATGGTGTTCCACGTTTTCCGGTTATAGTAGACTACGGATATGGCGAAAGAAGCGACTAGTGACGGTATTTGACGTGTTTATAGGCGTGATTATAGCCAATTATACAGTAGGTTTTATTAATCTTTTTTTAAATTAATTTAGAAACCCTTGTTTTATAAGGGTTTTTTCTTTACGATTATGGTTGACAACCAAGACATCTTATCATATACTGTAAGTATAGTTAAACAAAAGGAGTTACAAAATGCAAACACAAATTGAAACACTAAAAGGTAAGATCAAAGCAGACTACATCAATTGGACTACTGCTGGTGGTACAAAAGAATTGTCAGGTTACTTTAAAGAAACTGTTGATAATTTTGATGATAGTATTACTGTTAAGACTGGTAAAAAGTATATTAAGATTATACGTGATAATGGCGTTTGGGGTTTTATTGTTAATACAGATGATGATAAACTATTCAAAAAAGGTGATATCCTTAAAGCCGCAGGTTGGAATGCACCAGCTAGGAATGCCGCACGTGGTAACGTATTTGAAGAATACAGTGTAGCATGGACTGGTCCTCATTACTTAAAATAGGAAATAAAAATGGACATCATTCAAAAAGCAAAACTTTTCGCAACTGTGGCTCATGCCGCAGTTGGTCAGAAACGAAAATATAGCGGAGACGATTATATCGTACATCCAATCAGGGTTGCTAGACTTGTAAAAGAGCATGGCGGAACTGATGAGATGATCGCCGCGGCATTGCTACATGATGTCATCGAAGACACACATGTATCGCCTGCAATGATTGCTGAAGAATTTGGTTGGGTTGTATTTAAGTTGGTTCTTGAATTAACTGATACTAGTAAACCCGAAGATGGTAACAGGGCAGTACGTAAAGGCATAGATGCTAAACGTCTTGGATTAGCAAGTGAGCAAGCACAAATTATCAAGCTAGCTGACTTAATTGACAACAGTGCAGATATCGTAGCAAACGATCCAAAGTTCGCTAAAGTTTTCTTACAAGAAAAAGCAAATCTTTTGGATATAATGACTAAGATTCACTCACATTCACTTTATGCAATTGCATTAGGTGCAATAACAATGGAAGGATAAATATGTTTATGGACATCGAATTAACATTAATAATGTGCGCCTTTGTAATCGCATGTGCTTATTTTAATTATAAAAGTGGGTACAAAGAAGGTGTATTCAAGGGTATGGAAGAAACATTAAAAATGCTTGAAGCAACCGGTTATATTAAAGTGGTTGAAGATGCAACTGGCGAAACAGAAATTAGAAAAGTGCCAGAAATCAAAAATGAACTTTAGTGATCATTCATATGAAATATTAGATGATTATCAGCAACAAGGTATTTGGCCTATTGCTGATAATTCACTATTGTCTGGTAAGTATAATAATAGATTTGAAGTAGCAAAACGTTTATTTGATAAACTTGATAAAAGTTATTTTACTAGACATAATACCCAACAAGATATAAGTAGTTGGGAAGATCCAAATATACCAAACAAGAGTTTTTCTAAAATACATTCTGGAAATGTTTTTAGTTATGATAGTGATTTCATGGCAAGCCCAGAACATTGGGAACTAGAAAATCCTACAGAATTCGTACAAAGACAAAAACTGTATGTATACGATTGGTCAACAAAATTAGACGATGAAGATTTTGATTATTTCGTAGATATGCACAATGATTTTAAACCTGTATTAGATCATTACTTAAATGAGTGCTATTCAGATCAACAAGATTTGTGGAAAGAAAATCTTTACAAATTAATGATTATACAGTATAATACTAATAATGCTACAAAGGAAAATATAGTTGAACATCGTAAATGGAACACAGAACGATTTGGTGATGAACATTTTGATGAAACTTTAGGTGGATTACACTTGGGTGAAAACTACTCAGAATTTAGAGCGTTAAATACAAAGACAAACAAATGGGAAATTATAAAAGAACTTACTAAAAATAAACAGATGTGGATGTTCGGAGAACACTCACAACTAAGTGGATGGATTCCTACTACACATGGAATGATACATAACCCACAACAAGATTTAGAAGAAAGATATAGTATAATTTTTGATTTACAAGCAAGATACAACAAATAGGAGATATCATGATAATACCAACAGTAATCGAAAGTACAGGCAGAGGCGAACGTGCATATGACATTTATAGTCGTTTGCTAAAAGATCGTATCGTAATGCTTACAAGTGATGTTAATGATCACAGTGCAAACTTAATTGTTGCACAAATGCTATTTTTAGAATCACAAAATAGTAGCGAAACTATTAATTTTTATATTAACAGCCCAGGCGGAGTAGTTACAGCAGGCTTAGGAATCTATGATACAATGCAATTTATTAAATCTCCAGTAAGTACAATTGTTATGGGTCAAGCATGTAGCATGGGCAGTTTCCTTGCAATGGCAGGAGAACCGGGTAAACGTTTTGTGTTGCCTAACAGTCGTACAATGATTCACCAACCAAGCGGTGGTGCAGGTGGACAGGCAACTGATATGGAAATTCAAGTTAAAGAAATTCTTAAGATGAAGCAACAACTAACACAGGCTTATGTGCATCATAATTCAGCTGGCAAAACATTTGCTCAACTAGAAGATGCAATGGAACGTGATAATTTTATGTCTGCTCAAGAAGCAGTAGATTTTGGTTTGGCTGACAAAGTTGTTACAAGAAAAGTATAATCTTTATCACTATATAATATATATTGTATTATTTTAATAAATACAAGTATGAAAATACATGATATATTAGAACGTGAGCAAGTACTAGAAGGTCCAAATGATCCTCACATATTTAAAGCGGTGTTCCTAGCAGGTGGTCCTGGCTCGGGCAAAAGCTATGTGGCAGGCAAGTTATTGTCAGGAACAGGATTAAAATCTATTAACAGTGATGATGCATACGAATACTTGGCAAACAAACATAACTTTGATTTGTCTGATCCTGATGCAATTAGTAGTGATCAAGGACAAGAACTTCGCAATCGTGCTAAAGAGATTACAAAGACAAAAGAAGGATTGTATTTAGATGGACGTCTTGGATTAATTATTGACGGTACAGGAAAGAATGTACAAAAGGTTTCTGAGACTACTAAACAGTTACAAAAATTAGGATATACAACTATGATGCTATTTGTTAACACAAGTGAATCCGTTGCACAAGAACGTAATCAATCAAGACAACGTAGATTAAGCAATGACATTGTTTCAATGATGTGGCAAAAAGTACAAGAAAATATCATGAAGTTTCAACAGGTTTTTGGAGCGGCTAATTTCCACGTAGTAGACAATAGTGGAGGTTTGGAAGATCCAGATCGAAAAGAAAATTTTGATCAAGTATACAGAGAAATCCGTAAATTTCTATCAAAACCACCAACCGGTAGAGCGGCAAAATTATGGCTTGCTAATTATAGCAAAACATAGTATATTAACTAAACAATATAACAATAAATACTATACAGTTTAAGTATAGCTGTTTAAAGAATGTGAAAGATTTTTATGTATACATACAACGCAAAATTAATTAGAGTTATTAACGGTGATACATTAGACTTAGAAATTGATCTAGGTTTTGATTTATGTATTAAACAACGTTTAAAACTTTACGGAGTGGATACTCCAGATAGCAGATCAAGTGACATTGTTGTAAAACAAAAAGGCTTAGATGCTAAACAACGACTTATGGATCTTTTACCTAAACAGTTTGAAGTTACCACTATCCTTAACAAAAGAGGAAAGTATGGTCGTATCCTTGGAACAATCAAAATCCGAGATGAAAAAAATAATGAAATTAACATTAACGAATTATTGGTCACAGAAGGCCATGCTATTCGTTACAACATAGGAAAATAATAATGAGGTATTTTGGTTATTGGACAATTCTAGTAGCATTATCAATCAGTGCAGTGGCGGCCTACTACAGCATTGTTGGTCTTGTTGCAATTTTTGCCAGTGCCATAGTACCAATTATTATTATGGGTACCGTACTAGAAATTGGTAAACTAACGTCTGCAGTGTGGTTACATTTACATTGGCGACAGGCACCCATACTTATTAAGACATATCTCTCAGTGGCAGTGGTGTTACTTATGTTTATTACAAGCATGGGTATATTTGGGTTTCTTTCAAAAGCACACATAGAACAAACAAGCCTTGCCACTGAGAATGTCGCTCTTATAGAACGTATTGATACAAGTATTGCTAGAGAGAAAACAGTAATACAAAAAGCTGATGATAAAATTATTAAACTTGAAACGTTAGATACATCTATTGATGATGAACTACAGCAAAAAATACGTGAAGAAACAACTAGAATTGAAAATGCATATAAAGGTGTGCAACCATCTATTGATGAACAAAATGAAATTATTAAAGAATTAAAAGAAGAATCAAAAGTAGCAGAATTACCTTTTAAAAATCAAATTGAAAGTATTGATAATCAATTAAAACTTATTGAGCAGTATATTGCTAATGAAGAAATTAAAAAGCTACAAGGATTAATAGGAGCATCTCAAGACGGAAGATATGGTTCTAAAACTGCAAAAGCAGTTAAAGATTTTAGAGAAACTAAAACTAAAGATAGACAGGTAGCTATTTTTCAGTTAAATAAAATTAGAGACAACAATGATGATCAAGTTATCAAAGATGCTAGAACAGAAATTAAAAGATTACGAGCATTAGCAGAACAACAAATTGCTGATTCGAATGAATTAATTACTAGACTTAGAGCCCAACTTGGACAAGGACAGCAAGACGATAGCACAGACCAGATACTAACACAACGTAGTATTATTACTGATGCCACTGCAACACTAGATGGTTTATATGAACAAAAATTTGAACTAGAAGGACAAAGCAGAGCATTAGAAGCAGAAGTTGGTCCTGTTAAATATATTGCTGAACTAATATATGGATCAGATCCTACTAGAAGCATGTTAGAAGATGCAGTTAGATTTGTCATATTATTACTTGTTTTGGTTTTTGACCCACTAGCTATTGTACTTGTTATATCAGGTATAACGTTAGTAGAAAGGTTTCCCAGGCCTAGCAAGACCGAAATAAATACAATATATGAAGAAACACAAGAAGATGAAATGGGAGACAACGAAGATCGACCCAGCATTGAAGAAGATGATACTAGTGATAAAGAAGACGAAACGATTAGCCCCGAGCCTGTTGTACAAGATGAAGTTCCTGCAAAAGAAGTAGAAGTTTTCATAGACAAAGAAGGTAAGGAATATACTATTAACGAAAAAGGTCGCAGAGAATATCTACTAGATGCACAACAATACGATCTAAATAATAAGTCAAAAAAGACATTAAAAAAAGACAAACAAGAACTAGTGACTAAGATAGTAGCAGAAATGCGTAGCACAGGAAGTTGGCCAGGAAGTGGACATTTACAAACTGAAGGTGTTATTAAAAAGAAAATTGAAGATATTTTTGCTGACGATGCATCACTAGAATTAAAAGAATTAATATCAAGAGCTGACCAGACAGTTCTTACACAAGTATACAAAGAAATGATCAAAGATACTAATAATGACAATTGATAATGATAGTTACACTGTAACAGCTCCAGATTTGATGTTAACGGAACATGGAATAGGAATATGTATTTCTAGCACTAATGAAATATTAATAACAGATATAAAAGAATTGTTTGAAAAATACATTGCTACAAGTGTAGTATTTTTTGTACAAAATAAAAAAACAACGTCAGCTACATTACCGTGGGTATGGAATGTATCTAATACATGTGACTTTATGATAGTTGATGTAGATACTTGTGCATGGGAAGACATTATGGCGGCACTTTTAAAATCACAAAAAACTGAGAATACGGTGCTATTTTATAGTGATAAGTACAAGAGAAGGGAAACTGTAAAATTAATAAATGCTACAGGAACTAACCTAGTTGTACGTTCTATAGATGATATTAATAATTTTGTAAGGTTGCAAATGAATCCAGAGTATTTTGATGAAAAGTAATTTACCTCATTGTAATTTTTGTGGTAAAGACACTACACAAATAACTAAACTATTAGCAGGAGAAAACAATATCCATATTTGTAGTGGGTGTGTTGAATTTTGTTATAGTATAGTTAAGAATGACAAAGTTAAAGTATCTGACGCATTGCAAAAGAAAACAGTTCTTCCAACGCCAAGAGCAATTCATAAATTTTTAGATGAGAATGTTATCAGTCAAGATCATGCAAAAAAGACTTTAAGTGTAGCAGTATATAATCACTATAAAAGAATAACTTCTAAAACAAAAACCAAGCTACAAAAAAGTAATGTATTAATTGCTGGTCCTACAGGAACTGGTAAAACACTAATGGCACAAACACTTGCTAAATTGCTTAATGTTCCAATGGTAGTAACTGATGCAACAACAATAACTGAAAGCGGTTATGCAGGTGATGACTCAGAAGTACTAATACACAAATTGTTTCAAGCCGCTAACTATGATATAGAATCAGCACAACATGGAATTATATATGTTGACGAAATTGATAAGAAAGCTAAACGTAATGACTATGTTAGTTTGAGTAGAGACGTATCTGGAGAAGGTGTCCAACAGAGCCTTTTAAAGCTCATGGAAGGTATAGTAGTAACGGTTCCGAACAAACCGCAACATAACCCGGAGAAAGTAGATATTGACACCAGTGAGATACTATTTGTAGTAGGTGGAGCCTTTGTAGGTCTACAAGATGTTGTGGTTAATCGCCTAGGTAAGTCGAAGATAGGATTTAACGACGATTTAGACACCGATATAGAACAGTGGGAAAAGCACTTACAAACACGTGATTTAGTGAAATATGGACTTATACCCGAATTTGTGGGTAGATTACCGTCTGTAAACGTCCTTAGCCCCTTAAATAAGAACGATCTTGTAAAAATACTAACTGAACCCACAGATAGTATTGTAGATCAAATAAAAGAGCTTTTTCTACTTGACAAAATACAAATAGAGTTTACAATAAAAGCATTAGAAGAAGTTGCAGACATTGCAATTAAAGAAGAAATAGGAGCTAGAGGTTTACGTAAGATATTAGATGCTTCATTATTAGAAACACAATATAACTTACCTGAATTATACGAGCAAGGAATACGAAAAATTATTATAAATGAACAAGTTATTTCTAGAAACGCACAGCCACAATATATTAAAGGTGACAATGCAGAATAGAAATTATAAAAGACGTGAGGAAAAACCTTTTGTTATTTCCAACGAGAAGATAAGACATAAACAAATTAGGGTATCAGGTGATGATATGGAAAGCCAGATCATGTCAACAACAGATGCTTTAAAAGAGGCCAGGTCATTAGGGTTAGATTTGATACTAGTTGCAGATAAAGCAACACCACCTGTATGCAAAATAACTGATCTTAATAAGCACTTGTACTCGTTAAAACAAAAAGAAAAACTGGCAAAGAAAAAGCAACGAGAGAGCGTTGTTGAGACCAAAGAAATACGCATGGGTCTAAATATTGATACACATGATTTAGAAACAAAGGCCAGAATGGCTCGTAAGTTTTTGGAAAAAAATAATAAACTAATGGTTACTGTTTTATTAAGAGGTAGAGAACGTGGTAAACAAGACATGGCAAAAGAGTTGCTAAATACGTTTGCATACTTATTAGAAGTAGAGTACGAGCAGATATCATCACAAAATAACAGGGTAACCGGGAAAATATAAATTATGGCAAATAATAATCACAGAGACAGAGACAGAAAAGGCGGAAACGGATTAACAGTTGAAGTTAGAAATAATAACGTTGAACAAGCAATGAGAAGATTAAAAAAGATGATTGCTAAAGATGGTATTATGCAAGAAGTTCGTGACCGTAAACACTTTATAAGTAATACGGAAAAAAGACTTAAAGCAGAAGCGGCAGGACGTGCTAGACATCGTAGACGTATTGCTAAAGACAAGTATACAAATAATTAAAGAATTTTTGCACAGATGTGCATAAATAACAATGTATAATAGAACTGATTTCTATATACATAGAACGCCGAAAGGGTTCTAAATAATCTTGCTTAACAAAGGAGAACAATTATGACTAGATTAACAACATTAAACCTACCAGACTTTTATAAAGCTACTATAGGCTTTGATAAGATGTTTGATGATATGCAACATGCATTTTCAGCTAACGTAACAGGTGGTTATCCCCCATACAATATTGTAAAGGAAAGCGATAATAGCTATACGATTAGTTTAGCAGTTGCAGGGTTTGATAAAGACGAACTAACAATTAAACAAGATGGAAACACATTGTCAATTTCAGCAGAAAAAAAAGAAAGCGATAATGAAGTTGAATACTTACACAAAGGCATTGGAACTAGAAACTTTAATAGAGAATTTAGTTTAGCTGATTATGTAGAAGTAACATCTTCTAAACTAGATAACGGAATCTTAGTAGTTACATTGGAACAGAATATTCCAGACGAAAAGAAACCAAGAACAATTAACATAGATTAAAAGGTAAAACATGGCACAAGCATCACAAGACGAAGTAGCAGAAATCACTAAATTAAGTAGTCCACCTAAGTTTAATGTGATCATACTTAATGACGAAAGCACTCCGCAAGACTTTGTAGTTATTGTTTTACAACAAACTTTTAATAAAACATTAGACGAAGCAAAGTCAGTGATGCTTGAGGTCCACGAAAAAGGCCGAGGTATTGCAGGCACATATAGTTATGAAGTAGCTGAACAGAAATGTGTTGAAGCTATTACAGAATCTAGACGAAATGGTTTTCCATTAGAAGTCACATTAGAAAAAACAGAATAAAATAAATGAAAATAGCAATCACGCAACGTGTGATTGACTTTCGAAACGGTCCATACGACAGCTTAGATCACGGATTCTATGACATGTTCTCTGGACACACATTAAGACCAATTCCAAATAACTTAG